TCTCTTGTTTAGGTGATGTTGTTTTCGTACCTTCTGTGTCTGATGAACTTTGATTGAAATCTTCGTCATCGGCACCCATCGCTGTTACGATTTTAAGAATAACATTAGGGTCTACTTCACGCATAATTTCTGTCTTGTCCATTGGACGAAATAATTTCTTACCATCTCCATCTAAAGACCTCATAATCATCATTTCTACTAATGCTTCTGCTGTCTTACCAGAGTTGGTTAATTCCATTATCTTATTTTGAGATGCGAAGTTTTGACCACCTATCTTCCAATAGATTGTTGTGTCCCATTCTGGTACTTCAATTGAACCAGTTCCTGAGTTCGCTATCTCTCTAAAATGTGCTTTTGCTTTATTTAATATCGTCATCGGTTTTTCCTTTGCTTGTATTTACCACTTCTGGCGTTTCGCTTAATCTTGTTTATTGACTGGTTAACGAAACCCTGTGGTGCTTGTTTACTATGTCCATCCTCTAATCGCTGGATGTACTTTACTTTATTACTTACAGTCGAGCGATTTCGCCTGTGTCGTTGTTTCCACCCACGCTGTGCTTTACCAGTATCAACAGGTGTTCTTCTCTTTAACTCATCCCGTAAGTCATCGCTGATTTCTCTAACGATACGATTTACAGTCCTGTAAAGGTCAAAATCTGTTTTAACTTTAAAAGTAAACATCGTGGGTGGTAACCTATCTCAACTAACTTACGTTAGTAAAGAAGTTCCTTGGATAGTTACAGTCATCTCTACAAGTCCGTCGTGGCTTGCTGAACGAGATACTGATGTAACGATACCTTTACCGTTGTAACTTTCGAAAGTTGCTATGCTATCATCAGCATAGAATTTCCAATCGTAAGTTGTACCAACTTCGATACCAGTGACTAAACTGTCTTCTTCAGTTAATTGCTCAACTAAAGTATCACCAGCGTTCAGTGTACCAGATGAATCCGTATCAGTCCACGTGTACGGTATGTACAAGTCTGCTGTTCCAGTCCAAGTTTTATGACCTGCTGTGTATTTTCTTACACCAGCATCAGCCATCGTTGTGGTGTCTAGGGTATCGACTGTTTCATCGACTGACCAAGACTTTATTTCTGCAACTGTTTCATAGTTGCCGGATCCGTCGACACTGATATGTACAGCACCGCCATTACCTAGTTTTGTTACTCTTGCCATTGCTCTTCTCCTTCATTAGGGGTTAAATCTGCTTCAACTTGACTTTCATCTTTCTTAACAGACTTTGATTTTGATTTAACTTCTTTCTTAACAGAAGAAGTCTTTTCTTCGTCCAACATCTTCCAACCGTTAGATTTGTGGTAAGCCACATCTCTTTCAGGTATTCTAGTCATTATCTGACCTGCTGGTGTAATCATTTTGATTTTCATTATGTTACTCCTCTTGTAAATGTGTAATCAACTTCTACAGAAATAGTACAAGAACCATAAGGGTGTTCTATTGGTTGACCCATTACTATCTCTCTTACTTCTGTATTCATTGCGTTTCCATCACGGCTTCTATCTACATCCAACTTTTCTTCAATTGCTTCAACTAAATTATTAAGTGTTTCGTCTATTGACTTATCACTTGCTTTAACGAAGCAAATTAAATCGATTGTTAAAGTACTGCCTCTTAAACTGCTTGAACCCATCGTAATGTCTTCTCTCGCTTCATTACCAGAAGTAACGATTATGTGAGGGAAGTGAGTTCTAGCCAAAGCATAAAACTCTTGTTCATTACGAAAAGCAGGCTCACGGGTTACCGATCCCATCTTTACGCTGTTGATAGCCTTGATGCTATCTACAACACTTGATACGATTTGTTCTCGTTTGCTTGCCATTATCTTACCAGTCTATCAACATTACCAACAGTCTTTTCAGAGTCGGAATAAACAGAGTCCGAATTCGCATCGTAATCGATACCCGTCAACATCTCTCTACGAAATGTATCTTCGTATCTCTGGCGATAAAATCCAGCCATCTCAATGAAAACATCGTCTGGTCTAAATGATGAAAGTCTAGGAAGAATATGCAGAGCAAGTGCCGCGTAAACAGTCACTTCAACCCATTGAGCGTCACGTAACTTTGCATCGTCAAATAATGTTGGCGATTTAGTCCACCATTCTGCTTTAATGCGTTTGTTGACTGTATCTGTTGCTCTTGTTAACTCATTAGTGAAACTCGCTACTCCGTGTTCGAAGATATCGGGTACATAATCAGTTAAGTCGGAATTTGTCGCATAATTTGCCATACTTATTCTCCTAGATTAAAATTTAGATTTACTCCGCTGATATGATTTTACAAGCACGTGAGGCGTCTACTAGAGCCGCTTTAGCGTGTAATGAAGCAACGATATCCGTGCCTAATCCTGTAATGTTAGTCGCACTAGAAACATCTAGTCCTTTAAACATTGCGATACCAAAAGCGTTTTCAGCCCATACGCAACCTGTAAAGTCATCAGAACCATCTTTAACTAAAGACGTTGATTGTACGATATTTGCACCAAACATCTGACCTACTAGACCTTCACGCATCGCTTCGTTCATAGCGTCACCACCAGAACCAGGAATAGCCGCTGTACCAGCAAGTTCTAATAGAATGTCTTCTACTTGACTTGGGTGTAAAACCATCCATAGTTGTCCAGCGAATTTGTTCGCACGAACTTTTTGAACTGCTTGTGCTACTAGAGCCACAGTTAGACCGGCACCTGCCGCGCCAACTGAATTTGTTGCGCCTGTGAAAAGACCAGAAAAGTCTGTATCGAATTTCTCTGATACAGCACGACCTAGAACTGTTCCAACACCTGAAGCGTTAGCGCCACCAAGGTCTTTTAACATTGCTCTTGCCGCGTACGACTGTGCTGTTACATTTACACCAGCGTTTGCTACGTTGATGATGTCTAACTCTGCAATCGCTGCCGAAGTGGCATCGTGTGCTTCTGTTTCAACATCAGTTGTTGCTACTGCTGTAAACTTTGGGATTTGTGCTGTTACTGAACCTGCAGGTACATCATAGATGTTTGCTAAAACGCCTGGAAGGTAGATTGAACTTTCATAACCAGCAAATATGGCATCTTGTCTAGCGTTTACGAGCAAGCCTGCGATATCACCTGGGTTAGTTACATTTGTATTTGTTACTGTTGCCATTATTATCTCCTTAAGATAAAAGTGTTATTTTAAAATTTAACGACTACGCTTTAATTTGGCGTAAATCGCTCTTTGAGCCGGGTCAGATAAGTCTAATGAAGAAATATCTGTTTCAGTGTCTACTGATTCCCCTACATTTCCAGTTGAACCCGAACCACTCGGACCCGCTCTTAAGAAATGTGGTGAAGAGTCCAGAAAATTATTCACTAAATTATCAATTGAAACCGGTGTTGCGTTATCAGTATCATACATCACTTCGTTTCTATCGTTGAGAACTTGGACTTCACCGTCGTCAGACAGGCGTACACGACTTTGTAAAAGTTGAGCAACTTGCTCTGGATTTACTGCGTTGCGTGCCCCTGCGGCCTTAAGAATAGCGCCATCGACTTTCTCCTTGTGGAGTTGTTGCGATAATGAATTGAACCTCTGTTCGAACTTGTTTTTCTGTTCGTTTAAGATGGACTCAAATTCACCTCTTGCCTTCTGTTCTTCTAATTTAATGTTTTCTTTTTCTTCTTTGAGTGTTCTGTACTCTGTTAGGTTAACATCTTCGTATTTTTTAGACTGCTTGTTTAAGCGTGCCTTAACGATTGCGTCAACTTCATCTTGTGTAAATGAACGCTCTGTTGCCTGAATTTGTTCAGCAGAAGTTTCAGTTTCTTCTATTTGCTCGCTGGTGCCTACTTGTTGGTCTATGTTAGTCATAGTATCCTCCTTTGGAGTGTTGTTGTTATTCAGATGTATTTATGACTGTATTGGAATCAATTTCTTCTACGATATCTTCTAATACATCTCCGTTATGAATAATGATTTTGGCAATTTGTTTTTCAATTTCATTGTTCAAAGTCTTTGACTGGATATTCATTTCCCTTACTGCGTTAAGATTAGTTAAGTCAGTAACTTCGTCCCGAAGGTCAAATTTCTTTTTGTACTCAATTAGAAAAGTGTCGTCTGCTTCATAGTCAGACCATACTTGGAATAAATCCCAAATCTGATTTTCTAATCTTTCTAAACTGTCTGCTTTATCGCCTAGGCGAGTATTGAGCATAGTAAATTCTGTTTGTAAAGCAACACCTGACTTCGCTACAGTTGAGACTGTATTGATAGCGGCGAGATGCGTAATCGTCATAATCATCGCCTGATGTTCTTTTAATAGTTTAATGATGGAATCTATGTTAGCCGCTGATGGCTGTAATAAGTATGGCTTCAAGTCACCTGGCAAATTATCATCTATGTTGATAATAGCCCCGGCACCGCCACTCGCATCCGTATCACTAGTTTTTACCAATGATGGGTGCGAACTTATTCTAATAGCCTGTTCTGCTTCACTCATTAAGTTAAAGATTGCTTGTTGTATCTTTGCTACGTCAGCCAAATCAGAGATACCTAAACCACGAGTATGTGATGGGTTTGCTTTTAACATTACAATTGGAATTCTGTTAATCTCATTTGCTATCTCGTCAATCAAAGTAACATTACCTGTGTCTTTGTTTAATGAGTATCTTGTGATTGTTTCTGGTGTCCATATTTTTACAACTAAAGTTTCTTCGTCTTCACTCTCTTTTTGTTTAAGATATGTAAGTATTTGTCTACCTAGTACACGAGTGTACTGCCAATCCATTACATTCTCCGGTGAAATAAGTTGGGCATATGGACGAACATCTAATTCGACTTCTTGTTCTAATGTAAGGGACCTACCATCGCCGACTGATGGCTTATCAACCAATACCCAAATATGCCCGTAAATCATTGCTAATGAGTTTGCCTCTTTCATAAAATCGTCCAGTCCATTCCCGTCATAATCTACATTAGAAATGAAATCGTGTACATACGGCAAGTTAATTAGATTGCCTAATGTCCTTGACGGTAATGCTCTGAATAAGAATGCTCTGTATGTATCTACTACTAATTTACAACTGTTTTCTAATGCTGTGTACATCAGTCTATTTTCATACTGTGCGCCTGGTTGAGTGTCTTCATTTAAGTATCTACGAAGCATCTCTAAAGAACTTTTACGATAGTCAAAGCCACCGTTGAAAGATGCGTAATAATATCTCCATCTAGGAAGATGAGTTTCATAAATCTTATGAACTTTAGTTACTGTACCTTCTGTTATCATCGTTATCTCCTTTAATAAACTCCATAAGATTGTCTTGGTTGAGTTTGTATTTGTTTAGTTACTGGGAACATAAATTCAACACCATATCCCAAAGCATCTGGGAAGTGTGAGTAATCAATTTTTCCACCAGTATCTGGTATCATTGTATTTTCTTTGTACGAAAACCTTGTTAAACACTTAATCAACTCTCTACATTTAGGGTCAATAAACAACCTTCGTTCACCATTACTATTTAGCAGAAGTGAATTGACTGCGTTTGTACGGTCTTTAACAGCAGGGTGTTTCTTTCTGTACTTGACTAAAAAGCCTGCGTTCTGTAATATTGATATGTCTGTTCGTCCACCTGCTGATGTTTTTCTCTGGGTTCCTGCAGGATCTGGCCACGCTGTAATATGTTGATGAGGATATCTGTTTCTTACTTCTTCTACCATCTCATCGGTATTGCTTGAGAAAAGGCATAGTTCGTCCACGATATGCAAGCCTGTTGCTGTTGGTACTGCTATGAGAGTTGCCATCGGGGATACGTTAAAGTCTGTAAATAAGAACAATCTTTTTAAGTCATTCGCATCACCTTCCCACTGCTTTACATTATCATCGTGGAATGAATAATAGATTTGATTTGTCGCGGTTAAAAAACTGGCTTCATATTCAGCAGAGAAGGTACGACTATCAAGCATATCTCTTGCGGCTTCTACTTCTTCAGCGTCCACGTTTTGTCCCTCTAATGTCGTGTAAGAAAAACTCTCCCAGTCATCGTGTGTTAATGCCATATCATACAAGTCTTTGAACCAATTACCAACACCCTTTGGTGTACCTACGAACATAGCGTGTCCTGGTGGTTCTTCTGCTGATAGTGTTGGGCGTAATACATCTGTCCACGCTTCTGGCTTTATGTCGGCTACCTCATCGATACATATGAATGAATACGAACCACCTCTCATCGAGTCCGGGTTGTCGGCTCCTTTTAACATAATCTTTGAGCCATTAACTAATATGATTTCTAATCTACTCTCGTTAATACTCTTAACCCAATTTAATTCAATCAATTTACTCTTTAATGGAACCCATTGAATGTCTCTCGCCATACGATAAGTTGGCGCAACATACAGAACAGTTTTACCTGGTTCAGCGGCAAATCGGGCAAGTTGATTACGAAGCAAAAAAGTTTTTCCATATCTACGTCCCGCCGCAAGGGTTCTAAACCTTGCTGTGCTTCTCGCAACTGTTTTCTGTGGGTCAGTTAATGCCATTAAAGGTCAGTGTCCTCTTTTGTTATTTGTTTAGTTGTTAAAGATATTGCTACACCACCAATCAATCCTGTCGTTACAGGAGATGTACCTGTTGTTGCTGTCTTTAATAAATTCTGTTGTTTCTTCTGTCTTCTCTTTTTATTAGCGGCTAATCTTTTCGCTTTTGCCGCTGGTGTTTCAAATGTACCTTGAGCAATCTTCATACCATTATTGAATGAGGGCGAATACGGAGATGGTTTACCACCACCTTGATTAGCATACGAGAAGCCTGCTTTGTGACCACCACAATCACCTGTTAAACATTGTGAACCTTTAAACTTTGCCATAATCTACTCCTTAAATATCGTCATTCCACGGTAATACTTTAGCATCGTCATCACTAATAGGACTATCAGTCTGTCCAAGAAAATTTTTCCCGCACCAGATAAGCATCGTTGCGTTGCCTTGTAATGCTACTTCCATTTGCTTTTTTCTCAATTTCATTTTGCCTAAAGATTTTCCCTTTTCAATTAAGTCTCCGTGATGTTTAATGATTGTTCTGTGGTCAACACCCATAATGTAACCCATCTCTCTCGGTGTACAGTGTATCGTTGCTAACTTCTCAATCATTTCTACATCTAACTTTGCTTTTGGTCTTCCTGCTTTCTTCTTAACCTCTTTGTCTTCTTTCATATCTTTCTCCCTTTTATTCCCTCTGGTATGAGGTTAATTTACATAAAGTAATTTGCTACTGCTGAACCAACGACCAAGAGCATAATAGCCCATAGACGACCGTCAATCTTTTCTACTTTCTTGTCTATCTTATCAATTTGTCCATCTAAATGTTTTTGGTTCGTTTTAATCTCTGTTAAATCATTTTTCATAATCATAATATCAATCGTATTTTGTTTAACATCTTGTTCAGTAGATGGCTCAATCATAGTTACTTTTCTTTTTGTTTTAATCTTATCCATTATCCTAAGTCTACCCACGCTGTGCCATTATGACCTCTAAACTTATTTGTGGTCGTATTAAAGTATGTGTCGCCTGCTTCTCCCGATGGGTCACTAGATGCTTTGTACTGCTTCTGAATAACTTGATGTGATACTCTGTCTTCTTCTAATTCCATCAATTCTGTTGTTGTTGATGTGCCGTCGTTTCTTAAAGAGATGTGTCCTGTTGGTGAGCCTGTTTGAGCGCCATCATATGTGAGATAGATACCACTTAATGCTGTGCTACCTGAGTTGCCAGGTTTATCTACAACTCTTAACTCTGTTGATACTTCAGTGAAATCTGTATTTGCTGTTAATACATTTGTCGTTACATTATTGGCACCACTACCTGCGTTACCTGTTACGCTTAAAGTGTATTCGCCACCCCAACTATCTACAGTTGAACTACCTGCTGAACCAGAAACTGTTTCGCCTCTTAACTTACATAAGTTACTTGCGATATCTAGTAGTTTACCAGTCTCATCTTGGGCTGCGAAAGAAACTTGAACACCGTGTCCTGCTAGACCACCAGAGATATCATATTCCATATTGTTAATAAAGTAGGCTGCTTGTGGTTGAGACTGTCCTGACGCTGACTGTTGTATTGCGACGAAAGGATAACCTGTATTCGGAGTTGTTGTTGAAGCAATTCCACCACCACCATTTAAGAAACTAAACCCACCCCACGCTGGTACACCAGGAATACTGAGCCCATCTTTGTTTGAGATAATCTTCTTTGTCGTTAACTGCTCTGTTGTTGCGTTTGCTGTTAAGTTACCAGTTAAATCACCAGTTACATCACCCGTTACATCACCTGTTAAATCACCAGTTACATCACCAGTTAAGTCACCTTCAAATGTTACATTAAATGTTGGACCACCAGTTACATATGGTCCGATGTGCATATTTTGTCCCCAAGGCTTAAGCGTTGAAGCGGCACTTGAGTTTGACTGAAAGAATGCTCCTGAACTACCGTCACCAAGCCAGAATGATGGTGCTACTGAATAAACATAACCTGCGTTACCTGATGCGTTTAACATTAGTACTCTATTCTCGTCAGCGGCTATTTTGTTACCATTTTCTCCACCTGCTGAAAATTGAGAGATTGTTAATTCGTCAATTGTTACAGCACCTGTACCGTTTGATACGAGATTTAAGTCACCGTTTGTATTTGATACAGAGATACTACTCTCGTCAATCTTAACGGCGCCATCAATAGGACCAACATACAAGTCAGCCACATTTGCGTGAAGATAACCTGATCCGTTTGTTCTTATCTCTAGGTTTTGATTGCTATCTGTTTGGTTAATCAAAGTACCACTAAATTCTAAAGCACCGTTGTGCAAGTCTGGTGCTTCTAATGTTCCACGAGCCGTAATTGTGGCACCACCAGTTGACGGGCCTAAGTAAATTGTCGTGTCGTTAATAGATGTTGTATTTCCAGCAGAACTAATTGTAATGTCGCCTGATGTTCCTGAAGCGCCTGCTGTAATGTTTAATGATTGGTCATCATCAGTACTAATATCAATCTGTCCTGTCGCATCTGAACCTAATACTTTATGTCCGTC